TGAGTATAGGAGTGTTGATTATCATGAATAGAAATCCCGCTGAAAGTTGGACATTGATGAATGCTGTAAAGCAATATATTAATGTTGTTCCTATAGACAGAAACACAAAGGATATGATTCAGCCATTTTTAAGTAAGGGAAACCCTTCATCTCAGAGAATAGAAACTTCCGGAAAGTCATCCAGCAAGCGAAGCGTGAGTGAGACAAAAAAGAAATATGTAGCCGCTCATCAAAATTGGAAGTGTCAAAAATGCAGACAACAACTTACCGCGTGGTTTGAAGTAGATCATGTAAAAAGACTGGACCAAGGAGGTACAAATGATATAAATAATTTGGTTGCTTTATGTAGAAATTGTCACGGAGAAAAAACTTCAATGGAGAATATTTAATCTAATAGTATAACAATGGCCTTATTGTCAAATACTATTATTTTTGGCGTATTGTTTTTTATTCTTATTCTGGGGTATTATATATTTTATGCAAATCCTTACCATGTAGTAGACCTTTTTAAAATACCGCTCATCGTTATATACGTGTTTACTATATTTTGTGCAATCATTTTTATGGAAAGACAAATAAAATCAACCACAGTTCAAGTTTCAGATCTCTTTACTGATTTCACCTTTTACTTTATAAAGTATTCCAAATTCATTCTTATTTTAGTTGCAGTAGCAACCGGAACCTATTTTATCTATAGAGGCTTTATACATGCCTCTGTATTTTTATTAGATTATTCATTGTGGTATACATTAGGATTATTGATTATTGTTTTAGCATTATTAAACAAATATTCAGGTGAAGACGGATCCTTTGACAATCCTGTACTACAAATAGTAAAGGATGTTATCATGTATATTCCATGTTTACTTACAGACCTTATTGAGTTTGTAAAGAAAGATTACAATGACACTCCCACAACAACCTTTATCCTATCTGTCATTTTATTTATATACATCCTATTTGTTTATTTGATACCAGAAATAAGTAAGGAAATATACAAAAATGACGGGGTTTTATTAATAGATAAGCCCGTATATTTAAATACAAACATCATTTCTTTATCACGAACCGAACTAAACGCAAAAATTCTAAAATCCTTACCTTTTTATGATAGATGGGTCCACAAATTATTATTGAAACTAGAGTCTTTTAAATTACCTGAAAAAGTTGATGTATCGGGTAATCTTATAGATTTGTCTGGCTCTCTTATGGATTTATCGGGAAATTTTAATTATCTGAAATCAAAATATGGAACCATAGAATCGTTTACATCTGTTATGAATGAAGATACTAAAACAGTAAATAATTGGATTCGTTATCTAAAAATTTCAGAACAGGATATTTTGAATAAACTATTTCAAGAAGATCCTTCCATACAAAAGGACATGGACAAACTAGCCTTTTTATGGGACAATCGTCCTGAATTACTAAGAGCATATATTTCTTATTTAGTACTTAAACATCCCGCCCTATTAAGTTTTGTAGAAAAAATTGAAATACTTTACTCTGCCACATCTGCATTAGGTTATACCGCATTATCTGTACCTTCTATTGTTTTTGGACAATCTATAACAACAGGTAACTTATATCATTACTCCTTATCATTTTGGGTATTTTTTAATACAATTGAGAGCACCAAAAAGCAGACAATAATTACATTTGGATTTAAACCATCTCTGTATTACAGTCCAGAAAAAGGCGAATTAATCGTTGAAGTAAAGGATAAAAATGCGACAAGAAATAAATTTAATAAACCAACAACCATCTACAAAACAAACAACATTTTATTTCAAAGATGGAACCATATCGTAATGAATTATAATTATGGAACATTTGATATGTTTATCAATAATAATTTAGTAACCACCACGAGTTTTGTCCCGTATATGTCGTCTCAAGAAATGTTAATTGTTGGTTCATCTGATAACGATAACGTGGGAGGTGTTTGCAATATGAAATATTACAACATACCCTTATCTGCATCTAAAATAAATTCTATTTATAAAACATTTCATAATAAAACTACACCTATTTAATTTATTATAGTAATATAATGGAAGTTAGTTCATTATCTTCAATTATAGTTATTCTTATTATCATTTTTGGAGTTTACTTAGTTTTTACAGACCAAGTTCAAGGTAGAGTTAAATTAATATTGATTGTATTTTTAGCCGTCTTATCTATATTTATTTTAGGTAACTTATCTTTATTTAAATCTTACAAACCCATATTGGATTCTCCTGCTTCTGCTGACCTGGAAATATTATACCCTGCGAATAAATTGCCAACGATTACTTCCACCTACTCGTTAAGCACGTGGATTTATATTCAGGATTGGAATGTAGGATTTGGTAAAGAGAAAAATATTATTCATTACAAATTAACTGATGATAAATCTACATCATTGTCGCTTGATGGATATGACAATAAATTAATTATAAAATATTTTACATTTAGTAATTCAGGAACGAACACAAAAGAAGAAACCATCCACATTGAAAATATTAACATACAAAAATGGGTAAATATAACGGTATCGTTTGATACAAATAATACAGACACCTACATTAATGGTAAGTTAACAGATACTCATATACATAATGATCCTTTATTCATGCCAAAGAATCAAGGCGAAATTAAATTATGTAAAGATAATGTAGGATTTTCCGGACAAATATCAAACACTAGATATTATAATAAAATCGTGTCTCCACAAGAGGCTTGGGATATATACAAGGGAGGTTTTAGCGATAATTTATTCGGCAATTTGTTGAATCGTTATAATGCAACCTTTACTTTTTATCAAGATAATAATCCAGTTGCTAAATATATTCTAATATAATATAATGAATAATGCCAAAAAAACTAATTCAAATAAACCAGTAAATTCCGTCAAAACAAATTCAACGATAAGTAAACAGGTATCCAATGCTTATGAAAAAACAAAGGAGATGGGAGAAAAGGCAAAAGAAGGAATCATCAACATAAAGAATAATGTTGCCGAAAAGGTTACGGAGGCAAAAAAAACCATGTCAACCGACTCTAAGGTTGCAACATTGTCTACTGCAGGCGCAATGTTTAAGAATTTCACTGATTCAAATACTGTAATTACCAGATTTGTATTTATTATACTTGTCTTTTTATTGTTTGTCGTACTATTTAATTTTGGAATAAAACTCATTCAAAGGTGGGTCGGCAATAATCCAGATCCCTTTATCATCAATGGAATGGTTTTATCAAATAATACAAAGGTGGTTTCGTCTAATCCAAATGTAGAGGATTCGGTACCTATTTTACGTTCTATTAACGAAGAATATGGATTAGAATTTACTTGGAATGTCTGGTTTTATGTGGATAAAATAAACAAGGATCCAGGATCGTATCAACGCATCTTTTCAAAAGGAAATAACGAAACAAATACTACAGGTGTTAACCCGCTTTTAAAAACTAACATTGATAAAAAAATAGTGAATGCATCGCCTGGATTATTTATCACTCAACAAGACAACTCAACCATATTACCTTCTAGAATACCGTCTAAGACAACAGATAGTCACGTAAACCTTTATTTTGTAATAAATACCTTTAAAAATAAAGAGTCCGTACAAGAATATGCGGAGACCATTACGATACATAATATTCCTATTAAAAAATGGGTATGTGTTACCATGCGTGTTGAACATAAAACGGCAGATATTTATATTAACGGAGTATTAACACAGCGAAAAACGTTTACAAATTTACCGAGACAAAATTATTACGATACTATTATTGGCGATAGTGAAGGGTTTAGTGGGTTTATATCTTCCTTGCGTTACTATAGCCATGCATTAAATTATGAAGAAATACAAAATGTATTTGGAAAGGGACCCAATCTAAAGTCCGTAGATACTTCTACCGGAGGTGTCATGGATTACTTATCTATCAATTGGTACCTTAGACCTTAGGCCTCAGGCATTAGACCCTTTCCGGTAAAGAAAGTATAATCTTATTAATGATATATTTAAAACTAGACTGATTATTCCGGCTACAACAAGTGAAATATCATTTATAAAATATCCGTGCAGCAACCAAAGAATAATCGTTGTTAAAAGTAGTAATAAAGAATAAAAAGATAAATCCTTAACACTTTTTGTGCGATAAGTTTTATATATTTGCGGTAATAATTGGATACAATTTACGATGGGTGCTAATGTTGCTACAATTAGAGGTATCATTATATATATTATGGCTTTTTAAAGAAGGACGTAATGGGTGTATTTCCAGCCTTTACATTTTTGTCCTTTCTTAGATAGGTTTCAAACAATATCTTTTCAACTTCCTTGTTATGCATTTGCTGAGATTTTTTTACAAACTTATCATATTCCATCGTATCCTTCAGCGTGTCTAGTTCATTCATAAAGGAAATCTTTCTTCTCTTGAATTCCTTCATTTTGTATAAAACCAAACCATAGATCTGTAACACGGGTTTCATGATTTGATTTGATATGTAAAATCCGTAGTCAATCTTTGACTGATTATCTTTAATAAACGCAGGCGTTTCTATTTTTTCTCCTTGTAGTTTTGCACTGGGGTTTACGATGTAGACGTACGGAATACGATCTCCAGGCGATGGTTTATTTCCTGGATCACGCACACCAATTCTTTCCGCTAAAACGTTATGTGCGATTGCCTTTGGATTTTTATAAAAGGATCTGATAGACTTGCTGATAATTAACTTTTCAATGGGTACCTTTTTATCGGATATCATTGTGAGCATACTATGCAGAAACTCAATGGATTTATCAATGTTTTTATCCTTCATTAGAATATCAATAATTCCACCATAAACATCCTTTACAATAGGCGCATTGTCTCGCCTTTTCAAAACGATACCCATAGACTTGCGCTTGCACTGGGTCGGGTCATACTCATATAACATCCCCACATATCTCTTCTTTGATAAAAGACAAAAGGGTAGGAATGTTTTTTCGTATTCTAAATCGTGAGGCTTTTTAAGAAACATGGTTGCTAATTGTCCGGCTTCTTGCGCGAGTTCAATCGTAACCTCCAGTGCCTTTTGAGGATCCAATTTTTCACCATTTTGAGTAAGGTTAAAGGTAAAGAAGATAGAGTCTGTGTCACCGTAAATATATTCTGCAGCCGTCTTCATCGGCCCGTATTTTGTGTCTACCGTTGCATCACCATATACATTTTCAATAACTTCTTTCCCGTAGATCAAGAGTTTTCGGCCTACTGCTGTAGTTGACGCAGCCACGTCCATTTCATAAAAGGTACTTGTTTTTGCTCCACACTGTCCGTATAAACTATTCGCGGTTACCTTGATACTCAGCTGCCTCTTATCCAATATATTCTTTTTAAAGGGGTCGGTTTCCTTTTCCATTTGTTTTTTAGTCGTCTTTCGCGCCAACAAAAGTTCCTGCAAAATAGAGGGTAAAATTGCCTTTTTACCGTTGGGATATTGAGCAAACCTACAGACTTTATAACCGGTCAAAACCTTTACCGCCGCGCTACTTCCAGTTTTTCTATAAGCAAACGTATCATATCTTACATCTACGTACTTATACTCCTCTAAATTATCATAAATAAATTCGCCCTTCACATTTCTAGAACCAGTAATCATATCTTTTCCATGATGATCTTTTTTGATATCGCCTGCCAAGTCGTATTCCTTCGTCCATACCTTACTATCGTGTGATAAATTCTCACTAATGATAGAAGACGGGTAAAGAGAACCATAATCTACGCACGCGACTGGATCTTCTAAATAAAGATTGCATTTGGGTTCAAGAACAATTGCGCCCTCATAGGCATCATTCATGTTACCCTTTGAGATAAGAGGCATAAGCACGTCATTCTCTCGGCATTTTTTAGCAACATAACTAGTCCCTTTGATTCCTTGTCCGCGCATGACTAGAAAGTCTATCGGTACACTACACAATTTACTCATTTCAATAAAGGTTGTCAATACATCAACCTTTTGGAAAATATGATGTACTAAATTACAATCCTGAATACAGTACTTTGCAATGATACCTTTTTCTGCCGGTCCTTTTTTCGTCATTTCAAAGATTTGTTGCGGAGACACGTCATCTTTCGCCATACCCCATTTTATTTTTTCGCTTGACACAATCGTCCCTTCCACAATAAACCCGTCCTTTAAAATATCTGTGACTCTGAACTTTTTACCGTCTTCATAGAGGTCACACGAATTATTTACAATTTCAAAATGCACATAAGATCCTTGTTCAAGACCCTTGGTATTTTTTGTGATAACTTTACAAGTAGATTCCATATTTTCAAATCCTTTTACGGAGTCACTCAGCAAATAACCCGCAACAAAATCTAATTTATAGGAAGATAGATTGAATTCTTTCCTCATATAAGTATACATATCAATCTGTAGTCTGCCACACATAGGAAGCCTTGTTAAGTCATAAGGACCAGACGCCAAAACAATCTTTGATTCTTCAGGTTCAATGCAGTACTCCAAGTTTCTACCCAAATCCATGAATTTTTCTACACAGTCTAATTCGCTTGCTCTTTCAAACATAAATTTGTAATCAAACCCGAAAATGTTGTATCCAATAATGATATCAGGATCTTCCTTTTTAATCAATTCGGACCAAGCAATTATCGCCTCTTTTTCGGTTGGATAACATTCCAAAGTATGATTCGGTACAATCGTATCTGACTTGTTTACACACACGCAGTGCTGTAAGTAAGGTACTTCTTCTCCATAATTTACAAAGGTTGAACCGATAAAGGTCACTTGATCGCCCTCCAAAGGAGGAAACGAAGAATCCAGCAAATCCATCAAATAAACAATTTTTACGGGAGTATCAATCTCGCTAGAAGATAACATATCAACCAGGTCAGATTGCGACTTAAGCGAGTTATAGACAACCTTTCGTTCTGCGTAATATTCTTCCGAGACAGGCTCAGAGTCTTTATCTTCATCCCCGTCACCATCTCCTTCCGTCTCGCTTTTAAAATACTTTTGGATCTTATCCTCTATTTCTGACTTCTTTTCTATTTTCATTTTCAACATACTCTTTACAGTTTCTAACACCATAGACTCTGTAACCGGTTCTTTGGGAAAACAAATATCAATATCCAAACTTCGTTTTAGATTGAATACGTTCAAAAGAAATTCCTTGAGTAGCATTCCGTAGTCGTCCTTTGAAGCCTTCTCAAGACGGTAGACAATGTCGTACGCCACCTTTTTATAATCTTTAATGGCCTCTGGGAAGTCGCCATGGCTACTGCTGGCCTCAATATCAAAACTACATATTTTATACGGAACCATCGTATCTTTATCCAACGCAATAATATTTTTATATTTACAACATAGTTCGTAATCGCACCGCGTTTTTTTTACTTTTACATTGTCAAACTTTGCCAATTTAATCCATCCCGAAGGACTGATCTCTTGAATATGAAAGAAACGAAGTAGGGGCGGAACCATACATTCATAGATAGACGTGTTTACTCCATTAAACGGGTAGGGCTTGACCTTCTGTGTTTCTTTTATATAATACAACTGTTTGATCGCGTAAATAAACTTCATATTTTTACTTCTAATGTAGATAAACTTGTGAAATTTGCCACCATCAAATCCATAAAGAGATTTTTTAGAAACCATCTCATAACTAACAATTGTTTTAAAGCTATATTTGATTGCACCAATCTCATGATTTTTTAAATGATCTATAAAATCATCACAGTTTTTAGTAGTCCAATCATTACCGACACGAATATATATGAATGGGGTATAATCATATATACTAATAGAATAGGTTTTGCGAGATTCGTCTATACCAAACATTTGGATAACAAACTCCTCTTTGTCCGAGACATTGAAATCTATAAGTTTGCACTCAGTCATTTTTTTATAAAAATAAAGAGTATTATTTTCATATCAATTTTCTTATTTCTTAGATCTTCTATTTTTACGAGTATTTTTTGTCCTTCTTACCTTTGGAGTCCTTGAACGATTTGAACTATTTGAACGCTTTCGTTTTCTGCTTGGAGATTTTGACGCAGATTTAGATACAAACTCAACAAGATTTTCAGGTGTTCTCTCCCCCGAAAATTTTTCTACAACTTTCCCGTTGGTTAAACGCATAATTGTTGGGAAACCCTCGGTTTGCTGTCCTACCATACTACGCGAAAGAGTTGGACTTGAAGACATTTCAGACCCATCAATTTCAACAATTTTAACATTGGAAGGTACTCTTTTCTTCATCATTTCCCACGCAGGTCGCATTTGAACGCAATGTCCGCATTGCGGATGAAACATTAAAACGACTCCCGTCAAATGACGCGTTTTTTTCTCACAAGAAGGATAAGAAGCAGGCTCTATTTTTTCTACTTTGGCCATTATATTATATCACTATAATAAAAATGAATAAAATTATGTTAATTATCATCATTCTTATGTATATTTGGGGTATTGTATTTTTACTAAACCAAAAAGAGGGGTTTGTAAGCGGAAATTGTCCTACTACATTAATTAAAGACGGAAATCACATTTTAATTTATGACCCTACAAAGGCAAAGGTACCTGGTGTAAACCCTATACAAATGAAGGATCTACAAGAATACAAGGAGTATATTGAATGGCAAAGGGCAAGTAATTTAAAATGTCCCATTTTACATTTAGAAAAAGTATATACAACACAAGGCACTCAAATGTACGAAATAAGACAAAATTTCTTTGAACCAAGTGAAGGAGGAGTTATGCATGAATCTCCTTCAAACTGTAACGGTGACGCAGCCTTAAGTCGTCCGCCATTTAATCAAAATCAATATGTGTCCTATGATAAAGAAAATCAAACACAAGGAAACCCAGGTGTAATGACGCTTTACGATAGATAATCGGAGATTACAATCTGCGATAGATAATCGGAGATTACAATCTGCGATAGATATCTACGATAGATAATCCGTTATATTTTTACAAACTGTTTTATTCAATTTCTTGGGCTTATCGTCCTTTAAATAAGAAAACTCATTGATTTCATTCGGATTTGTTTTTAGAGCAACAATTAAATTATTTATATGTCCGTATTTGTCCATGATAATAGTTGCAGTATTTATACTAATACTTGGTATTTGACACAACATATACAGACTAATGTTGTCTCGTGTTATGTTTTTATTTTTTTGTTTTGTCACACTGGACTCCTCATATGTTTTTAAAACAGTTGGCTTGTTTATTTTTTCCGAAAATTGCATAATAAACAACGCAGTTTCCTTTACATTACTTGTTTGTATAACAAAGAATTGTTTTGATGTTAAACTATAAATCGTACTAATCAG